CTCTAGGTCAAGATCACCTGCAGTGTAAGCCTCAAACTTACGAGCAAATTGAATAACCAGATCCAGAGTAGACAATTCTAATTCAAAAGGCTTACCACCACGTGCTGCAATGTAAATATCGGTAGCACGAGCCAATGCGTTCTGACGAACAATGGCACGATCACCATGCAACGGNGGGATAGGAAACACTTTCTCNTTGTAACCACCACCACTAAAAGTCTTGCCTACTACNGGAGTAGGAGTTGATGCTGGACTTGCAGCAGGTGCTGTTGNTCCTTTGGAGAGAACAATAACCTTCTTAGTCTCAACACCATAAGTACCAGTGACACCATCAAACTCAACTTGATTGCCAACCNAAACACCAGGATCNTTGAAACCACATTTGACCCAAGTGCCATTAACCTTCATAGAGAAGGTAGGTTTCAAACCAAACTTAGTGTTTACGTCTTTTGTAGAAACGGATTCTACGATACCTGTCATCATTGTCATATTAGACTTCTTTAATATTAAACCAATTAACACCAACAGATGCTCCTGCATTGAGCTTCAGAGCAAGTGGTGTGCCAAACGTATACAAGAAATACCCATGAGTCCTACTCAACATGTTCTTAATAACTTCTAGAAATCCATTTAAGAAATCTTCGTGTACATCAAACATAATTGAGTCGTGAATGGTGTTAACCATCTTGACTTTATCGTAATCCTTGAGTACCTTGAAGATATTGCCCAACATCATTGGAACAATATCACCAGTAGCTAAACCTTGAATTGGATAATTCTTTAGTTCAGTTGGACTGAAGTTGTACGATCTNCTCGACCAACTANTGTCANTGTGATACTCCTGAAAGTAGAACCGCCTACCTGTTTCAGTTACGTGCGTATAGCTTCGTACCTTATCAAGTAAACCNTCCTCTCCTTTGGAGTATTGAGCATGTTTCTCAACATGCGCCGCAAATGATGTGTGCCATACAGCTACGCTAGGGTAGCGACCATAGAACACATCAATAAACTTCTTAGCCTCGTCTAGGCTGCATCCAGCTTGTTTGCTGATAGCCTTAGCACCAGCACCGTAGATCAATTGGAACGTACGAGACTTGAATGGCTTACGCTCTTCCTTGGTTGGATACCTACCAAACATATCCTTGTACAACTCAGAGTGAATGTCAGCACCACCTGAGATGTCTTTGATAAGTTGTTTGTCATTGGTAACGTGAGCAAGAGCTACAACCTCTAGTTGATTGAAGTCAACCTCAACNATACGACCACCTGGAAAGCGAGATGTAAANATCTGCTTGATAGGGTTGTTGCTNATGTTTTGTAGATTGGGGCTTGTTGATGACAANCGACCTGTAACAGTCGATGTGTGATTCAACTTNCCGTGTATGTATGATGCACCGTCNTGCTTAACGATGATGTGTTTGCTAAGACCTTGTACATACGTTGAGAGCTGCTTAGACAACTCACGATACTTCAACAGCTTGTTGATGATCGTCTTAGCTTTAAGATCAAGCGTATGGTNCAACATGTCGTTAAGGACTTCATCGTCAACAGACACTTGNCCTGTCTTAGCTGATACTTTGTCGGGATCAGGAGTGTACTTGATAAACGGCAGCAACGTAACTGCTTTCTCTACCAATTTAAATTTAGGCTTACCGTTCTTATAGAAGCCTACTTCCTCTTTGACCTTGACTTTCTTAGTACCACCGAAGAAGAACTGTGACCACTGTTTAGGACTGTTGATATCTTCAAGATATCCACGAGCTAACTCTTCCAAGTCAAGCTTGACCTGTACGTACTCGTTAACAACCTCAACTGTGTACTTATCAAGTGCTTCCTTGTCAATGTGTAAGCCGTTGAACATCATCTCTGTTGTAGCGTGTAAGGCTAGCATTTGAGACTGAATAAGTTTTAGTTGATTCTGTGCTACAGCTTGCTTGTATTGCTTCTCAGCAATGATGCGAGTGTTGTATACGTCCTGTTCAAGATAAGGAATCAACTCCTCTTTGGGAATCTTGTCAGAACCTAGACCAGCTTCAAAGTATTTCTTGATGCGATCATCTTTAACTTCTAGCCCATACTTAACTGACAACTCATCTAAGCTAGAGAACTTAGTGCGTTGACCTGTAAGAATGTACTCAGCTAGTTGTGTATCCCAGATCATGTGGTTCTGTAGAACCTCTTTGGCGTGTGTACCTATCTTAAACAGATACATTAAGTCAAAGCTTAGATTGTGACCACATAGGATTGCATCTCTAGGGAAGGTATATAGCTCACGCTCAAATACTTCTTCCTCGTATGTTGTTGCACTGAAGTCATCTGCGTCTATGCCATAAGCTACTACGTAGTTATCTGGATGACTAGGATGCGCTGATCCAATTTCTTCATTACCGTTGAGTGTTGTCTCAACATCTATAGCTACAAATGTAGGATTGGTCATGGTTTTCCAATCGCCTTTCTTTAGTTAATTTACTCATACTTTTTTTGACCACGCTTTACATGCCGACCCTTAGCTACCATGTCTCGCATATTGTCTGCGTGTGTACCTAACCAAAGGTGGTCAGGGTTAACACAGCTTGGGTTATCACATGTATGTAGCACATCTAATGTTTCATCAAATGCACCTTTGTGCAGTTTGTAAAAATATCTATGTGCAGCAATATGTTTTATTTTGCCGTCAAGACGAAATCGAACATAGCCATAACCAGTTCTCCACTTTTGTCCTAACCACTCCCAACAACCATCTTTGCGTTTTTTGATCCATTTCCATTTGTAATCAAACTCTGATAAACCACGTTCATCTCGTCGTCTAGCTCTACGAGCAGCTAGTCGTTCTTCGTGTGTGTTGTAAATTTTTCTCATGTGCAATTCCAATTATTAGACCAATTTGAGTGTAACACAAATAGGTTTCATTGAAAACGTGCACGGATAGGATCAATAGTCACAAGGTATTGACCGTGACGTTCTGACTCCATCTGTTTAGCACCACCACCAGGAAGTTTGTTCTTAGGAACATTGATAGTACGGATCATTTCTTCCTCTGGACTCTTAGGTTCCTTGTACTTACCTAACGTGATAACAACGTCAGCTTCACCAGGTTTGTCAGTCTTAGAACCACGCAGGGCATCAAGACCAATAAACGGAGGATCTTTAAGATCTACAGCAGTAGCACTTAGCTGTGATGCAGCAATAACTGGACCATAGCTACGAGCTAGCTCACGTGCCCACTTGTANATCTTACCTAGACGTATGTCTTCTCTGTCGTCAGACTTACTAAAGCCATCAATCTTGTCAAGCTGATCGAATACGATCAAACCTGGATTGACTTCTTTGAAGAGAGTCTCAAGGTCTTTGAGATTGTTGGTGTCTTTAGTAACACGGATCTTATCTTTGTTACCACCCATAAGAGTTGTGTAAGCATCTATAGCTGCCTTAGAGTCAGCAATGATGTCCTTAGACTCTTTACCAAGAGCAGCCTGAACGATACGGAAGAACACAACAGAAGATTCCTCTTCGTTGTTAACCCANACCACAGGACGATCNTTGGGTAGTTGTTGAGCCAGATAGCTCACNTCACTGGCTAAGAAAGTTGTNTTGCCCACCTCGACACGAGCAGCAACAATGACAAAGTTGCCAGTGCGGAGAGGACCCAGAGAACGATTAAGTACGTCCAAGCGCCATTCGTAGCCGGAAGATGATATGCGATCCGCAATAGTAGATAGATCAGCACTAACAAACAGCTCATCTTTTTCAATGTATCTCTCCACATCTTTAAGAGCATTGGTTGCTAGGATATGAACGTGTTCAAGATCGCTAGAACCTTCTTTGACTTTCTCACATTCCTCCATGATCTTCGCTAGGTAATCTAACTCGATAAGAGTCTTGATTACTTCCTCGTGAGCATGGTGTGGTTCAAAGTCTTTTGCTTTGGTCAAAGTCATACGCAGCTTAACGATTGCATCGTCAGTCAAACGCTTGCTTTGATCCGCTATTAAGTATGCAGAGAACGAATCCCAGTTAACCTTGCTAATTCTTGGAAACGTTTTGTAGTAACGATCCATACCATCAAGGATGACTGTTGTTTCCTTAGTGACTACATGAGGCTTTACGTACCTCCTGTACTTACTAAAGTTTTCTCTGCTCTCAGCACAGAGATAAAGAACTGAGTAGTCCATTGAGTTCCTTTGGTTTGTATTGTTTTGGTTCTTTACTGTTCTCGTAGTTGAAGATTTCAACATCACGATCCAGATAGTGTGAAAGTGTCTCCTGCACTTTCCGTGCCCCTTTTCTCCCTGCTTCATCAGGGTCTAGCCATATAAAAATCTTCTTNAAACCTAACTCACTGATTTGGATCAGAGTCTTGTCAGTGATTGTTGTTCTTAGTAACGCTAGCGAAGTAGCATCCAGGTCATTGTGAATACGGTACGCACTGAGATAATCCTCGGTGATGTATAGAGTCTTACCTTCACCTTTAAACCAAGCAGAGTCTGCTGTTGTGCTTGTGATCTTTGTCAGATACTTAGGTTCCTTCTTGAGGTTCCTGATCTGATAGCCTATGGGATTCCAGTATGGGTCATACAGAGTTAGAGCAACTTGATCTAAGTGTCCTAGTACACCCCTGAAGTAGACATCTGCTGGATCGCAATAGTGCTTGTGCAGCCACACCTTACCTTCGGGACTTAGTGGTCCGAATGTAGCTTTGAAGCTGCTGTGATTGGTCGTCGTGTCTTTGTGGAGCCACTCCCACAACCTAGAGCTAGTGTCTGATGCGAAGCCCCTGTCGTTGCAGTGGTGGCAGTATGCAAGCAGGCCTTTTTCTGTACGCTTGATGTACAACCTACGCTTCTTGTCCTCACCTGCTTCGCAGCCTGTGTGGTTAACGTGTACCTGTTGCCCAATGTTACTAGGAGCATTAGCTAGGATTAGCTGTTTGCTAATCACTCTTCACCTCTTGCTCGGATTGCGTTCGCAATACTCCATGCCGCACCGTTTTGTGGCGGGTTTGATAAAAGCATGGTGTAGTCATACAGTCGTTTATCTGCTTCTTTTGCACACGCCTCACGCTCTGCGGCAGCGGCAGTCTCAAGAAGAATCTCTAACATGGGCGGAACATAGGGCTTGCCTTCATATACAGTCAGCGGATAGCCTGCCTTTTTAACAATATCAAGGATTTCTTGCTCAGTCATGCTTCACCTCTTGCTCGGATTTTTAAACTTACTATTCCAGTCATATATCCAGGATGCTCATCACATACCTTTGCACACGCCTCACGCTCATGCTGTGCCACCAGTTTGGCAAATTCATACAAAGGAGCCATGTTTTTTGCTGGGTTATCCCAACCGCATTTTTTTGCCCATTCAATAATGTCATCTCTGTTCATGCTTGTCCCCTTGCTCGGATTCTTTCGGCATAAAAATCAAGCGCAGAATCAACTGCTGGTTGTAATTGTGGAACATGGCTATTTGGAATGGCTGACAAAGTTTTGCGCAACTCTGCACACGCCTCACGCTCATGCTCTGCTACCAGTTTGGCAAACTTTACGGGGTCTAATTCGCCAGCAACATAGTCACCATTGCTTTCAATAACCAAGGCTTGGTCATACAGTTTTGCGATCATTTTGTTCATTTAATCACCTCGGCTTTGAGCAGGTGTCCATGCTGCCTATCAAACACCAAACGCAAGTTGTCCATCGAGTGCTGGTCGGGGGTCAGGTCAATCTCCAAGTCGTGCAGGTTGGCCCATGCGTACATCACCACCATGTCGTCTGCCTCGATGGTGTCTGGCTTGATGCGGTACTCTAAATTTTCGTCCCATGAGGGATCATTATCCCAACAGTCTTCCCATTTTCCAGTCTTCATGTCTCTAAATTGGATAATAGCCCCGTTGGCCCATGCTTTGATTAATTTGGAATGTGGTCGTTTGTTTTTCATTTGTGTTTCAACAACTCTTGCAAGTCATAGTTCCGTTTTTGAAGTTCTTTAATTTCTTCTTTCAATTGGGCAATCAATCGTTCTTGCTCAACGATCTTTTGCTGCATCAGCTTACTGTCCATCAGAAAATCTCCTCGTCAAATGATTTAATAGAATCCACAAAATTTTGTGCTTTGGGGTTAAGTTTAACACCTCTGTATACATGCTGTCTAGCCCCTCCATTCCTCTCAAGGTCTGCAATCACATGATGCTCTTGAACCGCCGCCAAAAAGCGCCGCTTGAAAGCAAGTTCCGTGCCAGGTGGTAGACTCTTCTTGAGCGCCCAGTGTTTGTATGCACTGAACACATCATCCTTGCTCACCTTGGCCATTGGATCCATCTCCAAGGCATCCTCAACGAACGACCCAATCGGGTTACCAAGTTCCTGCATCAAATCCAAGTACTCATTACCCGTGGCAGGTTGTAAAAACTGGCC